CACATCGTCCTCGACCTTACCAATGCGTTTGTCATGCGTATCCATGCGCTTAAACAGGGTGAGCATCCGCTCTTCCATACGGGCCAATGACACAACAGCATCGGCCAGCTTGTCTAGTTTTTGCTCAATACGATCAAGACGCTGTTCATCAGACACATCAATTCTCCAGCGCAATTTGCTGCAAGATGTATTCCATCTGAGCAACACTTATGGTCAGGTCATGCGTTGACTTCACTGTCCAACCAAGCAGGCTGACAATAGCAGCAAAAAGCACTGTGATTATTGCTTTCTCCATGTCTGTCCCACCTTCACTGGTCATGTGATGTCATCTATGATTTCAACACGAATATACCCGTCATTAGGGAATGTCTCAACACTGGCATCAGCGTAAGTCACCTCAAATTCCGCTTGGTATGATCCGATTGTCGCAGTATCAGCAGCACTCCACACATAACGCACAATGCCGCTCAGTGGCGTGACGATGCTTGCCGCTGCATCCACAGTGATTGTTGTGCCGCCCAGTGGCCGCATATGAAACTGCACAGATGATCCTGTCAGATCGACCGCATTGCCATCGGCATCTTGCAGAGTAGCCTGCATAATCGGGCTTGTGTCATTCTGTTTAATATAAAATGTCATCACGCGGCCTCTTCGACGATTACGCTGTTGGGCGAGTTATGCGTGATAATACACACATTACCACCAAACGTCACTAGCACAGCAGTTGTTTGATCCACGGCAATCTCATCAATCACCACACGATTTGGCCCATCGTTCAGCACAACGCCAGTGGCGTATATCTCATCCACAATCGCAGCATTACCGCCATCAGCCACAAGTGCCACATTGTTTGTCAGCCCGTCAGCCAATGCCACACGCCCAACAGACGCATTCGGATACAGTGGCGGCACAATCGGCTGACCTGTCGTAATACCATCGCCTGACAGGCTATGCTCTTGCACAATCTGTGGCTGGCCAATGTCAGGCGCACCGCTGACCACAGGATCAGCCGCGAATGTCTCATCCTCATACATCGTGCTGGCCTGCACGATAGGCTGATCCGTTGTAATATTATCGCCAGCAAAGTTAATCACCACGACCAACTCAGGTGATTCCACCACGGCTGGCTGTGCATTGATATTAGCAGCACTCAGGTCATGCTCTTGCGTCAGGCCAAGCGTTGCAACAACAGGCGCACCAGCCGTAATTGGCCGCGCGTTAAATGTCTCATCCTCTTGCATCGTGATTGACGCAACAGATGGCGCGCCAGATGCAACGTCACCGCCTGACAGTGCATGACCCTGACCAATGCTGGATGCTGCAACAGTGGGCTGACCCGCCGCAATGCCATCGCCAGCAAGAGGATAAACTTCTGTAATATCCGTGCTGCCTATCACAGGCTGTGCCGTGGTGATGCCAGTGCCTGACAGCGCATGATCCTGTGTCAGGCCCGCAGCGCCGCAGACAGGGCTGCTTGCCGTAATAGCAGTGCCAGACAGTGCATGATCCTGTGAGATGCCTGACGCGCCAACTGTGGGGCTACCAGATACAATCGGCTGCGCGTTGAATGTCTCATCTTCTGCCATCGTAATGGCAGCCACAGATGCGGCGCTGGTAATGATGCTGTTGCCTGACAGGTCATGGATTTGAGCAAATCCTGCTGCATCACTTGTTGGCACACCAGTGGAAAAGCTCACGCCTGACAGGGCATGATCCTGTGTGATGCTGGATGACGCTACGTCAGATGGGGCAGTGGAAATGTTCGCCGCTGTAAGTGCGTGGCCCTGCGTGATGCTAGATGCGGCAAGTGTGGGCTGTGCGGTGGTGATGCTAGTGCCAGACAGGGCATGGGTCTGGCCAATGCTTGACGCAGCCAACGTGGGCTGCGCTGTGGTCAGGCTTAGGTCTTGCTCAGGGACATCATCGAAATTGCCAGACAGGGCATCGAATAGGCCAGTCTGATCGTCAAACTGCGGGGCAGACAGCAGATCAGTGCCGCCATCGTCAAACAGGCGTTGCCTGTCATCAAACAGACCGATCTGGCTGTCAAACAATCCCGCCATGTCCTGACCCCTTACGCGGGATCAGGAATGCCAATCGCAACCGATGACAGCGTGAATGTGTTGCCAGATGTGACCGACTGAGAGGCTGTGAGTGAGCCAGTGGCAAGCAGGCGGCTGTTGCTCGTGTCAACAATCGCATAGTGCGTTGCCGTGCCTGTGCCTGTCACAGAGCCATCGCTGATCGCCGCAACAACAACCTCACGCCCACCGCCTGAGCGATCCTGTGGCGCGCCAATGGACAGGCTTGTGCTGTTGCCCAAGGTATATGTGGAAGTGGCCTCAGTGTATGTGGTGGCCTCTTGCGATGTCACATGGATTGCGTTTGCCTCTGTGTCCAGCACTGTTAGGCCATTATCTAGGACGCGATCATTCAGGGTTGCCATTGTGATTACTCCTCTGGCCAGTCGTTAATCGGTGCATTGCCAGTGGCATTGCCATCTGCATCGGTGGGTGTCTCGAATAGCGCAACAAAAGCAGCATGATCCGCAGCACCATCAATAGCACTCTCAATAGCACCACTCGCAGTGCGAACCGCCGCACGATAGTCAAGCACAGCCTGTGGCACTGCCTCGCCTGTCTCAGCCTGCCGCGTGACATACCAATCGCTTGGCGCAAGCAGACCGCCTGCTGTGGTCTTGGTCTGGCTCTTGTAAACCGACTTCAAGCCCTTGGTGATGACTTGCTCACCCTTTTCGTCAAGCACAGGATCGCCGTTTTCATCAACCGCAGGCACATCATCCAATGCCTTGGGCGTGTCAGCGTCCCACCAGAAGCGATTATCGTATGGTGCAGGGTCATCCTTCCATACCAAGCCTGCTGCCTGCTTTTCTGCATCACTCCATCGACCCCAGTTAGTCGGGTGCTTGATGCCATCGTTATCCGTCCAGCTTCTGCCTTCGCGGATGATCTTTCCGTTAAAAGTCCATGCCATGTTTGTTACCTCGCGTTGGCGTATTTGAAGGGGTTTTCGGCGAAGGCCATGTAGATTATTGTATTGGACGCGCCGTTTGTTGCATCGTTTGACGCGGCAGCGCCTCTTGGCTTGAAGCCGTTACTCAAGAAATCAATGCTGTTATCTGTGGATGTGCTGTTTTCTGCCGCATCAGAATTGGGATACAGCTTGTTTGCCGCCACATTGTAGCTTGATCTTGTGTTGTCAATCATAACCCAAGGCTGTGCTGCACTTGCATTTTTTAGTATCAAGAGTGAGGGGAGGAAACCCAAGTATACAAAGGGGCCATCAGGATCATCATTACCAACAAAGCTGCCAAACTTGGAATAGCCTTCGACTTCGGCGAAACAATACAAGACGCTGTCTTGGGAATTGTTAAAAAGTCTTGGTCCACTTGTGGCTGAGTATCCTCCAACAACAGTAGAAGTTGATGCCGCAGCACCCCACAAACCAGATACAGAGACAGAGGCGTTAGTTTCATTTAGATGTAGAAATGTAGAATTGTTACTTGAACCAAAATATTTATGCCACACATGCCAATTATTACCTACGTATGTGCGTTCCTTTGCAATTATCACTGCTGGGGCAACGCCCAATCCATGACCTACTGTAAAGTTTCCATTTGATGATGGATTTGTAAAAGTTATTATCGAAAACTTTGCCTTTTCGTTCACAGAGACAGTGCTTGTGATTGACCCGTCAGTGTTCGAGGATGTGCCGTTCCCTGCAAGCCAAGACCAACCGACATAGGTGCGACCAGAAACATTCGGGGAGTTTGCTCCCGCGCTGATTGCAAATCCATCAGCTTCAAAAGCGTTGACCAGAGTATCCGTGCCTTCAGCAGAAGTTTCATTGCTATTCAACTCATACAAAACAGTTCCGTTGCCGCCACGAACCGCGTCATGCAAGCGATGCGCTTCAACGGTGCTTCTTGATTTCGTCCACAGAAAATCTGGTTGCCAACCCACAGAGATTGACCTCGCAGACCCGTCACCCGTCCACAACACAGTATTAAAGTAATCCGCAGGCACATCATCCTGTGCAGGGTCAATGGCAGGCGTTGGCAAGTTCTGGGCCGCGAGAGCAAGGAAACCAGATGGTGGCGCATAAAAGAAATCACCCACGCCATTGTCGTCCGTGTTGCCTTGCGGGGTCTTGTTGCCTGCAAAGCTGCTGTCTTGGCCGAAGTTCATGATACAGCCCTGCTGATAAAATGTTGAGCTAATCCTAAAATCAACAGGTGTCAGTGTTGCTATAGGATCAGTTCCAGCCGCAGGATCGCCAATAGCAGTGCCAGAAGCGTTATAATAAGTCCCGTTTTTTCCAAGCCATATTTTACCAGTGCCACCATCATAAGCTATCTGCATGATGTCACCCGCAGCTAAGGTTGGAAAACTATAGCCGATCCAAGTGCCATCAACATTAATAGCACCATTGTTGGTTATATAGATTTCGATCTTGTTCCCGCCTGAATTTGTGATGTCATCTATTTTAAGAGATGCGGGCCTAAAGGGGTCTGTGGTGACAATGTTATAATACTCAAAGTAGTATTTATTTGTGGTGTCCAAATAAAAATTAATCTCTGAATACTGGTTACTTGCAGCGCCATTATAGCTTCTGAGATTGCCTTCGCTTAGAGTTGTGTTTCCAAACGATGGGTTTTTAGCAAGCGGGTTCCAAGTAGCAAAGTTTTTGCCAGTCGGGCTATCAAGCACCACATCAGTTGCGACAAGGTTATTCGCTGTCCAGTCATTTGCATTGCCAGACAGATCATCGCCAATGTTCGCGCTGTCAGAGAAATTCAGATAAAACCCGTTTGTGCCGTAGCTGCCTGCATACGACTTAGCCACCCACACGCCAGACTTGAACTCACCGAAGTCAGTCGGGTCAAGCGCCTGCCCGTCAATGAAGTTTACTTCTGCGAGGTATTTATCAGAGTAAATATTTGCGCCGCCGTTTGTGGTTCTGCGACCTATTGCGTGTGGCGTTGTTGAATTTGTCACAAGGTCTGCATTTAGAGACGGGTATTCAGTTAAAGACAATGCGGTTTGCTGAACGCCATTAATGTAAATTTTTACTCGATCAGAAGCTGTTGCTTCAGTTGTGTCCACAGTTAAAACAATATGATACCAAGCCGATGGGTCGCGCAGGGATGCAGTTGTTTCAACATTTATAAGATTTGCTACGTTTGTTTGCTCAAGTATACGCAGCCTTGTAGAACTGTTACTGTCCTCAATCCAGAACAACATGTGCGGATAGCTTGTGCCTGATCGAACACTAAGCAAGTTTTTTTCAACATTTGTATTACAGGGTTTAACCCAACCGCTCCAAGTCCAAGTCTTGCGATTCCCTGCACTCGCAGGAGTGCGGCTCAGGTAAGCACTGTCATTATCATTAAAGCGCAGAGATTGCTCTATCGTTGTCGGATAGAAGGCAGCACCGCTAGAATACATCCATTGCGAAGAACCGAATGGGCCACTCATGTCAGTCCCCCTTATGCAAATGCAAGCTGTGGCGCGCCAAGCAAGATGCGACCCGATGCAGCGACAACGTATGGCACGATGTCAGTCGTGGAAGCCGCAGAGGATAGCGTCAAGCCTGCACCACCCGCAGTCTCATAGTCAGTGCCAAGCGACACTGTGCGCCCGCCTGTGCCATCTTGGATAAACACGATGAAGCCAGACTGACCGACCTTTTCTGTAGTCGGGTTAGCCAGTGTGACGTTGCCTGTCAGGGTCAGCACAAAGTTCTGGTTGGCATTGAAGTCAAGCGTGACAGTGCCAGTGTTAGTGGTATCTGTGTCTGTTGTTGCTATAGCAGAGCCTTCAACGCTCATACCATAAGATTGCGTTCTGGCTTTGATTGCACCGTTATAATAAAGAGAAACGCCCTCATCCCTGACGGCATAAATCATAGTCTCGTTATTTACAGCGTCTTGAACAAAAAAGTTAGTGGCTGCGCGAATATACATATCACCAGTGCCGAGGTCTTCAATAAAACTAGCGCTGCCGTTATGATAAATCTGAAGATCATCACTATCGCCCATTAGCAGTTTTTCATTATCGCCAAACTGCAAGTTGGCCGTAACCGACCAAGTGTCATTGGTCTGGTCAAACGCAGCAAAGCTAATCCACGCATCATTGTCAGCATTGCGGATTTTCAGGATGTCTGTGGTTTCGTCATACCACCACTGGTAGGCATAAGTCGTGCTTGGCTCAGTTGCACCAGCAGAGTTACTCGCTAGCGCCTGAAACGCAGAGTTCATGTCGCTGCGGAAAGACGGGAAGCCTTGGTTCGCAATGTTAAAATCGTTCTGGCTCATGCACTCAATTCCTTGCCATATCCTTTTGCCACATAGTCAAACGTGACGGGGTTACTACTCACAGACGCACCTGTATATGTCGTAATAGTAAAGCCTGTGCGGCTCTTACCACTAATAACATAACGATCCCCGTCTGCCAATGATGCTGCAATGCCGATGGCTGGTGTCACCTTAAACGCAGATGGGAACGTCACGTTCTGTGTGCCAGTGTATGTGATGTCATCATCAGCTTCAATCCTGTCTGGCATATCCACCTCAACGCTCAATTCACGCACGGCAGGCGCGTTGTTACCATCGCTTGTCTCAAGTATTGCGCGGAAGCGGATCGCCCGTGCAGCAATATCGCCAACAAAGAAATCTTGCCAAGCAGACCAAGTGGGCGACCCTGCTGGATCATCATCGGTAAAGCTGACCTGTGTTCTGGCACTGATCGTGTCGAACTGCGTGGCATCCCCGTCAAAGTTGCCTGAACGCGCGTCAAACAGGCCAGCAGCACTGTCAAACGTATTGGCATAGTCGAGAAAATCCACATCCATTGCAGCCTGCACACGGCTCACATACTTAGCGCCAAGATCAATGTAATCATGGAACTGATATGTGCCTGTGCTTGCCACAGTGCTGCCACCGCCACCATCAAACAAGCCAGTGGCATCATCAAAGTCGCCAGATACGCTGTCAAACAGGGTGCTTGTGTCGAGTGTGATATAAGGCCCAGTCTCATCGCTGACCAAGACCACAGTATCTTTTGCGCCAGTGAATGTCGGATGCTCAACCAAGTTCTCCACAAAGTTGAGATTATCCAAATCAGCCACATTGGTCTGCACCACAACCGATGCAGCATCCTCTGATGGGTTGCCCAGCTTATCCACAGCCTTGATGAAATATGTGCCTGTCTTGGATGGCAGGGTGATGCTGTTTGCAGGACGGCTGATCTTCTTAATCACATCCACAGCGTTGTTGTATGACGCGCCAGTGGTCAGCGGTGAGAAACGCACCTTGTAGTGTGACAAGTCAAGATCGCCAACGGGTGTCCAAGTAAGGTGAAGCGTATTGCCAACCACGTTAGCTGCGAAGTTTGTCACAGTCTCTGGCGGTGTCTCAAACAATGTCGCATAGAAGCCAGTGATTGTATTCCACGGGCCACGCGCGCCAAACACATTGACCGACCTTGCCCGCACATCAAACAGGCCATCCGAAATACCAACAGCCTCAAAGCGATTGCCTGCTGCCTGACCCGCCATGATCCAGTCAGTATCTGCGCTGCGCTTGAACTGCACCTCAAAGCGATCCGTGAACGGGCTTTGCGATGATGCGTCCATGATAAGCACACCAACGACCTGTTCATTAGCGACACGCAGTTCCGCATCAATCGACAAGCCAACTTCAGCCGTGCTGAATGGCGAAGGCAGGGTTGTGTTATTCTGGATCAGTGCCTTTTCTTCAGCAGTCCAGTCAAACGCAGCTTCGCTTGTCTCACGCAGGGTCAGGCTGACAGTCAAAGCACCCGCTTCGCCTGCACCAAACGACCAGCCAACCACCTCAAATTCTTTCTCAGTCCAGCCATAACGCTCATTGGTCAGGGCAATGATTTCGCCAACCTCAACGTCAAACGCATTTAGGCCAAAGTCAGCCGTGAATGTCATTTGCTCACGCCCACGATATAGCGTTAGCTTGGCAAGGCGCTGTGCGGTGGCGCTGCTTGTTGTGTATGGCAGGCGCAGATCAAGTGCAGTCTCTTGCCCACCATCCTCTGTGACGAATGTTGCGCCTTTGACCTCTGGATAGTCAGTGACGATCCACCGCTGTGAAGCATCGTTAAACGTGCCTTTGACGATGTTGAACTGATCGCGCAGATTAACGCGCGTTGCCAAGCTGATTGGCCCACGCAGATCATCCAATGTCAGGGTTTTAGTCGGTGCGGTATAATCGCCAACTGTCAGCTTCCACTTGCCTGCACCCCAGAATAGCGATCCAGCACAGGCTGTCATCATGTCGCCAAGCACATCGCCATAGTTAATATCAGCGCGCGTGATGCCGTTGATAGTGTATTTCTTCTCTGTGCCGCCGCCTGATAGGCTCACATTTTCATCACAGATATTCGCAGCCGCAGAGAACACAGTGTCGTCAATCTGATCGTCAGACAGGCCATAGGCACTGGTGATGAAATCACGCACACACAGCGCAGCGTTGTTGCTGTAGGCCGTTGTTGCTGTGCGGGGGTCATATACTTTTTTGCCCTTCACTGTGGCTGTGACTAGCGGCAGGCCATTCGGAAAGGCATCTTGATCATACTCATAGCGCACATAGAGATAGGCAATGCCCTGCCCGCGAAATGCGCTTGTGATCTGATTACTTTCCGCAAGTAGTGTGCTGTCAACTGTCTGGCTGTCTGAGCCAAGGTGCTTCTTGATCCTGATCTTGCTGTTGTATGGATCGGTTGTGACAAAGCCATCGCCATCTAACGTGACCACTTCATCATTGAGATAGATGTCACCAATTTCTTCTAACTCATGCCCAGCAAGCACAATGATCTGGTGGAGAAACTTATTATCCGTGCCAGTGGTTTCGTAATATGTAATCGCGCCGCCCTTGCGGGTTTGACCATATACAAAATCATGCGGCGACAGCGGGTCTTTCTGATTGACCAGAATGCCGCGCGAAGATGTGTCGCCGCCAAATGATGATAGTTCTGGTGGCTTAGGGGCAAGTGCCTTCATTGCCCATGATGTCACAAGGGATGTAGCAACAACACCAACTGCGTAATATCCAGCCAAGGCAAGGCCAGTCGCAGCAGCGCCAGCAGCCGTGCCGCCAGTGAGCAACAGTGAACCAATGGTGACAGGCTCACGCGGGGCTGCGTCCCAATTTCTGTGCCGCAATACGTTGAATGGCTGATTTTTCATTTAGGAACCCACGCTTTAGTCACATCTTCTAGCGGCAAATATAACACACCACGCGCTGAAAGGAACGCCGCCTTTATACCAACGCAGATGCCAAGCGCATAGCCGATATACCAGCGTTCAGCCTTCTTTGTTGCAACCAATGCTCCGCGCGGTGGCGTGTAATTGATTGGCTGCAACTTTTGCTCAATCGCCTCATCGAAATCAATCGCGCCATATTCAACACGCAATCTGGATGGCAACATCGGCTCACCATCTTTCATGTATCGGCCAAGCCAGTCATCAGCATAGCCAAAGCCGTGATAGGCTTGAAAAGCCGCATTGCTGAACGTGAAGCAGTCATGCTCACCCCAGCGAAAAGGCTTATCCTTAACCTCACGCAGATAATCGTTTAGCTGCTTTTGCGACCCCATACGATCTCCGCGTCTTGAATAGCACTTACATAATCGAAGAACGTATCTCCAGCGAAGCGCGCCTTTTGGCTTTCACTTGTATAACGGCGATTGCTTGCGCGTTCCAACTCAACCAACTTACTGTCAACCAAGACAGAGATTGTGCTTGCCTCGCCGCTATCTTCAATTTGCATCGTATTTAACTGACCGCTAAACACTTCCACAAAGTCATCCACATCAATAGCGCCAAATAACACACGGCATTTGCGGCGCTGGTAAGGCTCTTGTAGGGCAAGCGATACCAATGACACAGCAACGCCACTGAGCGACACTGTGATTGACTTGGCAGACAGATCAGCAACCTCGCCAAGCCCTTCGATGTTCAGCAGATTGCCACCGCCAACATAGGTGTTGCCATCAATCGACCTGTTGCCATACCCAGTCCAAATCCGCACTGGCCCACTGTCAAACAGCATCTCAACCGCATAGAACGGCTGCACCTCTGCCTGAGCCAGTGCTGTGAGCAATGCTGCTGGAACTGTGCGAGACATCAGATGGCCTCCATTGCGCCAAACGTGATGCCGTAAATGCTGGCCTCATTGATCGACCATGCTTGCTCATTGTTGGACAAGCGGAAGTTGCCCCTTGCATTTGATAATGTTGCAGATGCAGACGATCTGTTCACACGCAAAGCAGGCCAAATCTCAAGGTCAGCCGCAGCGCCAGTGCCTGTGTAATCAACAAGCACCTTGTGGAGCGTGGCCGTTGATGCGCTGCCAAGCTGGATATAGTCGCCCGCAAGCAGAGTTTCACCGCTTGGCACAGTGGCGCTCACTGTGTTGTCGCCAGATGATCCTGTGATGCTGCATGATGTGGCTGTGCCGCGAATGCTTGAACAGGTTGTGTCGCCCAAGAGGAAAGTGCCGTATTGCCCACGCAGAGACACAAGGAAAGCGATCCATTGCTCTGCCGCTGTGCGCCGCATAGGTGGTAGGCTGACATCAACTTGCCACATCTGCCCTTGATAGGCGTGTGATTGACCTGCGAACGTAAATGGTGACTGGCTGTATGCCACAGCGTTGATCGCACGCAATTCCACGCTGCGCGGGTTTGTGACTGTAGGCAGTGACAAAGGATACGAAATTGCCATTAGCTAAACGCCCTTCCATATGATCCACCGCGCCGCTTGGCATCGACCACTGCATTCTTTGCGCTCTCTGCGATCTGCGGCATGAGTTGCTTGATCTCTGTTCTGACAGTCTGTTGCACACCCGTGCTGACGTTGATCGTTTGATTTACGACAACACCGCCGCCGCCGCCCATAGCGCCTTTTGTCTGCGCCACACTCAGAATGCGACCTGCGCTTTGTGGCACGAATAGTTCGCGGCCATGCTCACCAACTGTGTATGGCTGACCAGCCTGCACAGCGCCACCTGATGCCTGACCAGTCGGTGTCATGCCAAAAATATTTCCGATTGCACCAGCAATGCCACCGCCACCGACAGTGCCAACCATGCGCTGCACAACAAGAACACGATAAAGCTGCTTGATAATGTCTGCGGCCATGCTGCGGAAAGCCTCTTTGGCAGTCATCGTTCCATCAATCATAGACATGAAAGCATTTTCCATGCCGCTCTCGACCATCTTCATGGTTTCGCCAAGGCTTTCTGCTGTGAAGCCTACAGCCTCAAGCGCAGGGTTTGCCTCAAGTGCAGCCTCCATCAACTCCATATAGGCATCGCGCGCATCTCTAACGCCAGCCGCGCCTGCACTCAAAGTTTGTGTATTTAACGCTGGAGGCGTATCATCATTCTGGCCAATAGAGGTTAACACAGCATTAATGCCATCCAATTCAGCGTGAAGCATTTCAAGCCCATTGACTGCGCCAGCGACATTCACATATGGGATGTTACCTTCAGGATCTATTGGGAATGCGCCAGTTCGACTTTCCTCCAAAATCATTGCATTGATTTGCTGTATCTGCCGTTGAATTTCATCTTTGCGCTCTTGCATTTGATCTTCTATAGGCATTGATGCAAACAAATAATTAATTTGTTCTGCAATAACTCTAATGCCATTAGCCGCTGTGACCAATAATGGCGCAAGGCTCATAAGCGCAGCACTCAAATCAGCATTAATCACGCGCGACAAGAGGCCAAGTTTATTCTCAGTTTCTTCTGCGCTGCGGATTAAATCCTCATCAATCACGATGCCAAGATCACGCGCGTTTTGACGCATACGCTCCATTCCATCTGCGCCTTCGCGCAGCAGGTTCAACATCGGAACGCCAGAACGGCCAAACAACTGCTGCGCCAATGCTGTGCGAGATGTGGCGTCCTCAACTTTGGTCATTTCCTCTGCAACAGTTTGCAGCGCCTGATCTAGTGGCATTTGTGCCAAATCATCTGCACTCAAATTAAGGTCATCCAAAGCATAACGCGCCTGACCTAAGCCCTGCCGCGCCTCACCCAAGCGCCGCGAGAACTGCATCATTGAGTTATCCAATGCCTCTTGCGAGACACCAGCCTCTTCAGCAACTGTGCGAAGTTCTTGCAGAGCATCAGTGGTCAGGCCGATGGCATCAGCCTTTTTGCCGATCTCATCCAACTCAGACACAACGCGGCGCACCTGTTGGACAATAAGACCAGCAGATAGTGCAGGTAAAAACGTGCGCGCTGCACCAGCCAACGCTGTGAACGAGCCACTTGCCGACATAAGACCGCGATTTGTCTGCTTAGAAAAACGCTCAACCCTGCGCTGCGCCCGATCCATTGCCCTTGTGAACTCACGATCACGCGCACTCAAAATCACGTTTAGCTGTTCTGCACTAATTGCCATCTACGCGCCTCACAAGTTCCTTATACTCATCAGCCGACATGGCCTCAGAACCAGCCTTCTTGGGATTGTGCGCTTCATGCCATCCCTCGAAGATATTGAATGTGTCTTTTGGCAACATATCACGAATTTCATCAGGGCGTAAACCAATGACAATGCCATTGCGAATTAACTGTCTAACATTCAGGCGGCTTGGGAGTTTTCCTTGATCTTTTTTTTTGATTTATTTTCCGCTTCCTCTATCGCATCTGGCATGAAGGCAACGCCCACAATCGCCTGCGCAAGTTGAAGCAAGTGCATGAGTTGATCTGGGCCGCATTCTGACAGAACCTTGTCAGCATCGTGATCCTTCATGCCACCGCCAACCAAGGCAAGTGCAACCAGATCACGCACCTCTGTGCTGCTTGGCTTTTTACCTCTGCCAAAAACACTTTCCCAGAAATCGAAGATACCGCGATGCTTATCTTCAAAACGCTCAATCTCGCGGTTGCGCAAGATGAACGTATAAGAGGTGCTGCCGATATACTCGACAACACCCCCACGCGGCGCTTGTGCCGTGATAGCCATTACGCAGCCGTAAACGTGACCGTGCCAGTGCTTTCAAGGCTGATGCTGTAGGTCACACCGCCTTCTGTCTCACCGCCAAACTCAAGCGATGTGATGCGGAATGCGCCTGCATATGTGCCAAAATCAGGAACGATCACTTGAAAGTTTGCCTGATTGTCATTCTGCATTGCCACAGTGTTCATGCGTGCTTCTGCGGTGCTGTCCTCAAAGAAACCATCGCCAGAGACAGACACGTTCTTCAAGCCAGCCAATGTCTCAGTCC